TAACACAGTAATTACCCCATCCTTCCAGCCCAAAGTCTGCTGATCCAAAGGAATCTCTTCAAACATGGAAGGAAGATAAGGAGTATCACCATGCCCAAAAACAGCATACCTTTCAAGTACAAGTGGATAATTCGTATGCAAGTACTCTTGTCCATCAGGAGATCTTTTCTTCGTGAAGTAGGAGTCAGGAACTTCTTCCTTAGTAAGAAACCTATTATCAGCTTCCAAGGCAGAGTAAGCATTTTCTTCAGTTGGAGGAGTCTTATCATTCCTTCTTATTAAGTATATCTGCTTACTCCAAGCAGCATTGTATTTTGCGTAAATTCTATTTGAAATATATTCTTCCAAAGCACCTGCTGTGGTAGTATTCCATTCTTCTGAATAAGGTTGCTGGACAGGAAATAGTGCCCCCTCAGTTAGTGATAAGCGAGAAAATTCAACAAGTCGAGGGGGCACCGTAAAAGAACCGACTTCGGGTACTGTAATATTAAGTACTTCAGTAGGAATATCAGTTCTGGGAAGATTCAATAATGGACGAGCGTCTGCATAACGATAAGTAAACGTGTAATGACTCGGAAGTTCTCGGTCAGTATAAGTAACATTACTTTCTACGACAACTATGCGTCGCAAAGCAGAACCTGAATAAATATACTTCACCTCAGAAGGAAAGAAATCAAGTAACCACTGCCGTTCTTTCCGATTAAGATGCCCTGTATTTTTTTGAAATTTCCGTTCTGTGTCTACCCGATACTCAAAAGCTATATCTTCAACTTCCGCAATATTATGTGTGTGTTCACCTATAAAATCAGTTGTACCATAAGCACGAAAAGTATCAATTCCTCCAAGTGAGTTTTCGAATAGAATCCATTGCTCTTGCTCCGAGCGCATATCGGATGCATAATACCGTTGTATATATGTTAAACGCTCTGAAGAGTTGTTTTCTATCCAAACATCATAATAGGCAGGTAGTTTATGCCCCAACCGACCTGCAACTATCGCATATTGCAATGGAATAGTATAGGCATTACCGGAAGCAAAGGTGTATAGTTCAAGATCTTGCTGTGAGATCATATTTCCAGAGCTATCAGTAAAATAGGCACGGAGTTTTGCTTTGCAAGGGAGGATTGCATAGTAAGTAAGAAATTCCGGGGAATAATATGTAACTGGCTTAACCGAAGGTTGCCAAGAAAGGAAGTTTTGTGTGAGAAAATTAGAAGTGGTATCCGTAAGCCTATCGACTCCAGCACGAACAACACGAAAATTGACCTCTGTACCATCAATAACAGCTGTAAAGGTGGCCGCTAAAGAAGGTTGGACATAAACCGTTGAAGACTCTTGAAGCAAGAAAGAAAGACGGGCATGAACAATATCACGAATATCAATAGTAATATACCCATCCTGTCCAGGAACATAACGATGTGATAATATCTCCTCAGAGCCTTGTCTTAACGTAAATAAGACCGGGCTTGCTGAATTTATACGAAACGGAGCAATATTACCACTCAAAGAAAGCACATCAGGTTGTTGAAGAATCGTCATAGCAAATATTTTATGTAACAAAAATAAGAGTGAGAAACAAAAATGAAAAGGACAAAAAATTCTCAAGTCGGACGAGAATGATCCGAGTCAGGAGTTGAATATAATACAGGAGTAAGATACCAGTCAACTTTATAATATACTTTAGAATTCGAACCTCGCTCTACGTAATAGTGTGCATATTCCCGATGATAATAATTACCTCCTTGATTATATTGCACCTCAGTTGGCGGCATTGGATAAATAGCAGGAAGAGGGGATACTCCCCGAGGATCGAACTGTCCAATTTGAACAGGAGAATCATTATACTCCTGCTCTGTAATAATCGTAGTCGAACGAAGAATCTTCCATTTATACGTCTTATTCTCAACAAGAATATCTGACTCAGAAACAGCACTTTGGACAGGCTCATATAAGTGTGCAGTAAGAAACTCGGACTCTACCGGAGCATTATCCCCTCCCAAATGATAGCAGAGCTTATTGACAAGAAGTTCCTGCCCCTGAAGGAGAACTTTATGATGAGCATTTATACGATTTTTCAGAGAATCAGATAAAAGAAGTTCCGCCTTAACAGGCATCAACGAATTACGTAGTAAATCATCCAATGTCCTATAAAAGCGTTCAAATATTCCATCAGGTCCAGGATACAATAAGGAATATTTCCATTTACCATTATTGGTATGATTTGTCCCCTTACAAGATTCTCCATCCTTACAAACAAATACGAGAATAGGTGCTTGTCCGTCATCTGATGTCGTAATAGGAGTTTGAGGTTCTCCTTCATCGTTGGCACCAGGAAGTCTTAGTGTAGAATTCAGACAGCGCCCGTCTCCAATATAGGGTGCCAAAGTACCACGCTCCACTCCCCTACGATAGTCCTGAGCAGTAATATCATCATATGCACCGTAAACAATAGAATAGGCACAATCCGGACAAGTAATTTCTTTAGTCTTTAAACTACCTCCGATGTAATAAGGGATCGTAGCAGATGCAACCTTCTGCAGAATTCTATCAGTACTGTCATATCCCCATCTGTAAAAAGCGCCATCATCCGGATCATAAAATGCTTCCGGATACTTAGCCTTCAAATCAATTATAGAATCAAATGAGTCTCCATCCTGAATGACCTTCTCAGAAGAGAGTTTTATCTGTTTATACTCAGGTACATCAACTATTGGATACGCCGTAAGCATAGAACTAAGATCGTACTCTGCTTTGGAGGACATGATTTCATTAAAGAGTTCAATACTTACTGTCATATTCGATTCATCCGATACAAATTCACAGCAAAACTTCTTTCGATACACATTCAGAATTGTACTACACAGACAATCAGGAACTAAGTGAGCAAGCAAGATTGAACCATTCACCAAAGAATCAATCGTATTATTTACAAAGACCATATCTTTGAACGGCTCAGTTCGAGTGAAAAAATTCTCTTGGAGAGTATACCCAAAATACGACATGATGCGCTGAAGAAGATAAGAGGAACGAATAAAAGGAGTCATATAATAACCCGGTTCCAACTTAACAGGACTGTCATTAACTGTCTCAGAACGTGGAAATTCATTATAAAAGCCCAAAACTCCGGATGTAGAAGTCACTACCTTTCCATTTACATCCATGTAGTTCATCCGGTTACAAAATCGACGCTGCCCATCGAGTTCAACCAAGATAGGAAAAATAGCAAAATGCGGATTAGAGTTATCAAGTAGTGACTTACAAAATGAAATCCCTTGAGTGACAGTCGAGACCCCTGGTATTGTCTCAGTTCCAAACACTTCTGCCAAAGAAGTCTTCGATATCCTGGACAGAAAGGATCCCTCGTTCATGTAAAAGGAGGTGGATATACTCTTTTTTCGTTGAGCACCTAAAATAGCCTGTCTACAAGGCATAAAATACTCTCCATCCTGAATAGTCGCCTGAATGTTAGCAAAAGGTTTCTTACGATTGGCAAGCATGTCAGAGTAACCGGTAAGTTTACGGTTAAGATCTGTATCCGGTAAATCTAAAGGAAATGTCTGCTCACCATACTCATTAAAGAACAGATTAGGACGTTCAACTTTAAGTTGTGTACCAGAAGTTAGCTGATAGGCCAGACCAGAGGCCGTATTAATAATTTTCATATTCTAAAAGTTAATCGTTTTTTGAACCAATGGAACGAGAGCGTTCAAGAAGCGCCCGCTTCTTATCAATCTCGGAAAGAACAATTGGAGCAGACACTCCATTTTCTTCAATTGAGATAACAGCCATGGCCAATCTCCGCATTAATTCAGGTGGAAGGGTAACACCAATATCCGGATTAGAGTTATCAGGAGGAACCGAAAGCGACTTATCGACAGATCCACCCGAGGAGAAACCGGCCATCCGTGCCCGAATCACCTGATTAAGATCAAGTGTACGGATAGTACCGGCTTGCTGGGCCTGATCGAGTAGATTGAGTATAGGAGCAACCGTGGGATTCTCGACTGCAGCATTACTTGCCACCCACTCCCGAGACTGACCGACCGGTCCCTCTCCTACTATTACCGTGGGACGATCTATGAAGCCTCGGGCATCAGGATCGTAATCAGCACCCGGAAAGAGTTTACCATCCTGGGCACGACGGACATCAATTTTACCACCTTCCTGGCGACCAGTTGCAACGCGAGCTCCACCCTTACTGGAGGAAGAGGATCCGGACAAGGTCATGTTCTTAACCTTCTGACGTTCGGCATTGGCAGATGCTATCTGAGCTGCACCGGTAACCCCCATCAGGGCAGCAGCTATCGCACCGGCAATGGGACCAAGATCGGCAAAGGCTTTCATTATAGAGACCGAGGTATCCGCAATGATCTGAGAGACTTTAATAGCAAAGTTGATATCGGCATACTTCTTCTGGATGTCGAGCTTCTTCTGAGCTTTCTCTTTCTCGAGACGCTCCACTTCCTTTGAATTGCCCTGAGCTGCTTCGATTTCAGCATCGTACTGAGCATCGACATTATCCATTTCTGCTTGCTGAAGTGCCTGAACCGCCCCGGAGAAGAGATTGGAGTAGTAGTCGAATTGTTTCTTAAATGAATCACGCTTCAGATTCTGAATAGCCTTCTGATATTCTTCTTCCAGATAACCCTGTTCGTGGGCACTCTTCAATTGGGCAAGTTCGGCATCGAAACGCTCCTGCTGAGTGGAAATGCCATACTGATCTTTAATAGCTTGAATACGTTGTTGATGATCCAGTTCAAGTTGTTCTTGCGCACGATGATAGGCTTCAGTCAACTTAGTAGAATCAAGATTTTCCTCTTTAGCCATTTGTAGTCTGGCTTGATAAGATGCTTCAAGAACCTTTTTCTGGGCATCATAATCTTCATCAACAGTAGTTACTTTAAACTGAGATTTGAAATCCTTAATAAGGTCATCAAGTTTCTGCTGTTGAGCTGCCCGAGCATTCGCAGCATTCTGATCAGCGGTCATCACCGCTGCATTAGCCTTCTTGACAGCATCGGCTTTAAGTTGGCCATTCTTCAGTTCCAGGTCATTGACATCGTTGAGATAACGCTGCTCGATGGCCAACCGGGTTTCGGTACTGGCAACATCAAGAGAATACATAAGCATGTCAAATTGCTCCTTTGTTATCTTTTTATCAGACAAAGATTTGGTATAGATCAGCCTATAATTATCTGTAGTAGCTTTTTCTTTGGCCAAATCCTCTTCACGCATTTTTTCAATGCCAGCAATGGTCTGCTTCTCCATATTGACCTCGATATCCAACAGTTTAGATTTGGCAGTAACGATCTGATTCTGGTATTCAGCCTGTTTAGAAGACTTCTTCTCGTTCTTTTTAAATTTTTCGAGAGCTGCGATACGCTTCTCGTAGTATGCCTGATCTGATTTTAATATGGCCAGGTTAATTTCACTTTCTGCCTGTTGCTTCTCTTGACCGGCTAACCGGATCTGGTTGATTTCGGCATTGTGAGTTGACTCGAGGTTCTTAAGAGCGACTGCGTTCGGGTCTGACTTGTCGTCTGTAGTATTGGTTTTCGGAAAACGGGTGTCGTAAACTTCCTGGGCTATTTCCTTGTATTGGTCGGCAGCATTCTTTTCGTCCTTGAGCCAGGCTGACAGCATGGATTTATTCATTTTTGTGAAGCGTTCCCGGGCAGCGGTAGCAGCGTCCGTAGCTGCAATTTCTTTCTGCACCATTTTCTCAATATCGGTGCCGGTAAGTTTCTCCAGTTCGGCATCAATACCTTGCAAATCCTGCCCTAAAGAAGATATTTGCCCTACCATTTCGTCTATTTCAGATTGTGTCAATTCCCGCATACCACTATCTCCACTGCGTGACGCACCAGTACCACCTGCCCAAGTAGTACCCCGCTTACGTACAATCTCCAGTCCCTTCTTCTCGTTTTCAATCTTCGCACGTTCATCTTTCAGCTGCTGGATCCGCTCACGATTCACATACTGAAGCCGTGCTCTTTCAACTTTCAGAAATTCACGCGCTTTGTCCGTACTTAAAGATATAGCCTTGCCATACCTATCCCACCCTGTTACGGCAGAGGGCACGATACGAGCAATATTTTCGATTAAGTTGTTCAACTCCTTCTGCTCTGTAGCATTCAGATGAACTTTACTCTTCAATTTATCGTACCGGTCAATCAAAGAAGGAAGAGTTCTCTCGAGAGATACTACCTTTTCGAACTGTTCTTCGAAAGTGTCAGAAAGAGGTTCAATGGCTTTAGACAAGTCTGTAACAAAGTTCTTTACCCAGGTAATCCCCTTTTTGAAGAACGACTCCATCCGCTTGCCAAGTTTATTATAAAAGCTGTCAAGCGTATCACCCAGATTGGACTGCATACCCTCAAGTTCCTGCATCTGTACAGCCATGGATCCGGCAACACCATTGAGCTTTCCAAGCGACAACAAATAGTTTTTGATAGCTTCTTCTGAGTTCTGAACTTCAGTTGTAACACCACGGAAAGTATATTTGACCGTATTTCCATTCTTACTTGCTTTAATACCAAATTCCTTCAGACGCTCGTTCTCTCCAGTCATAGCATCCAAGATGGCCTCTATCAATTGATCAACATCCTTACCTTGAGAAGAAGCAAGGTCACCCATATTAATAAGTTCGTCACTGGTGGGCTTAATACCACGGTTGACAAGTTTAATAAAGGCTTCGGTCCACTCCTTCAGAGAAGCAGGAGTATCAGCAGCTAACTGCTGGAGCATCTTCATTGCTTGAGCAGCTTTCTCCTGAGAACGTAGTGTATTGCGAAGAACTGCTTCGTACTTAGCAAACTCTTTACGTGTTGCATAGGCATTGGCACCGATATCCTTCAGGTAACCGGCTAACTTCACTGTGATGAAAGCAACAGCTATCGCCTTCAGTTTGGATAATGCTGATTTGGTGACATCAAACTCCTGAGATACTTTCTTTCCAGAGTTCCTAAGCTCGTCCATCCGGGAACGCACTGTTTGTAAATGGCTACTGAGTGCGGCATACTCTTCCGGATTGGCAGCCTCCGACATATCTTCAAGTTCAGCGGTAAGCTCCTTAGCGAGCTTCTTTAGCTGGCGCATCGACATAGCATTGACATCGAGCTGTCGGGTGAGGCGATTAATCTTGTCATTATTCTCGGATATGCGCTTAGAGTACGCTGTGACCTCTTTTTGAAGGTTACGATAAGTGTCAGTTTCTTTTTTGCCTTGGGCCTCGAGCTCGACCATCGCCTTCCGCCTCTCCCGCTCTTCTTTTTTAAGAGACTTGTTTTCCTGAGTCAGTGCATGGACAGCTTTCTGGGCTTCGGAACTCTCTGCCGATATGATATAGCGGATTTCGTCTTCTGATAAATGTTTCTTAGCCATGGGAATTAACTGTTAGATGTTTCATATTGAAGTGCCTGCTCCAGTTCCTGGCGGATTGAGTTCCGGATCTCGTCATTGAAACCGTATCGGATTTGCGGAAAAGTCTCGTGATAAAGAACTCCCCAGATAGCACGATTGTAGAGAGCCAGGTTACTGCGAATGTGACGAGAGATACGATCGGAACCACGACGATAATTAATATCAAGGAAGCGAAGGTAGGGGAAGATACGAATGAAGAACTCTTCCCTGGAATCGGACTCAGTAAAACTAAAAGGCCGTCGGCTGAGATGTGCTTTGAGCTGTCCGGATTGAGTTTTCAGGTTGGCCTGGACAACATTTTCCTGAATGGCGTAAATTTGGTTTATACCCTGGGAAATAGTGTCATGAATAAAACGTTTTCTGATTAAATCGTCAGTAATCATAGTGCGCTGAAGTTATTTTTCAGCGAATGTAGGAAGGGAATGCAAGGAGGGAAAGGACACAAAAAAAGCCGGGAACTACCGACCGGCTAATCTTTTGTGTAACGGAACTCAAACGATGGTAGTTCCCAGGCTTCTTCTATTTATTACTACGTTCCTGAAGCATCCAGCGAAAATCGCATCCGGATGCCCCCGGACGGTTTTGGAACTTGAAGCCGGCAGCAGTCATTGCCTGAAAGAGTTGCTCCTTCGTAATATCGGCCGAAGGATCCAAACGTTTGATAGCGGTATAAACTTCATCGGTAGAGAACCAATGGGTGGTATGACGAGCGTCCGGAGCAGGACGATAGGTTGCTTGCAATCCAGCTATATAGATGCTGATATCGGTGATTTTCTGTTCTTGATTATCCATGATTAATAGGTTTTTTAAAAGATGATATATGTTGTGCAAGATAACGAAGGTTACGCACAATACGGAGACAATCCTTCTCTGAGTCTAAAACGGCTGGAATATCTTCGGCGATGACGATATCTATAACCTCGTTAATTTGCTTCACTGTTTCATCAACATAGTTTTCTTGCTGAAGAAACTTAATGGTTTGAATGGCTTCGGGAGTTATAATCGCTCCATCAACATTAGTGTTCATGGTCAACCTCCTTTTCTTTTTTAAGTGCACCCTGTAATAGAAATACCACTTCTTCAGATTCTTCACGATTGAACGCTACAATTTCGTTTCCATCAATCTTGATTAAAAATAATTCAGATTTGCCATTGATCCGATAGGTTTCAATCTTATCGACAGCTAATTCCTTGCCTGAAGTCATGATTGACCTCCTTTCTGACTATCAAGTAAAATGGTCTCCTTAGAATTATCTTCTGAAAATGCGTATGTGCTTTTTACAATGCAATAATTGAGATTAAATACAGTATCAGGACATCCACACGACATTACCCTCGCAGAGATGCAACCGGAAATCTTACTGTTATCACCACTGAAAATGATTGGTTTAAGTTTAGGATGTTCAGCATTAATTTCATTTACCTTAGCTTCAATTTCCATTTTCAAGGCATCGAGAGAACATTCATCCAGGATAAGAACGTGTTCGAACCGCCGGATCCAGTCAACAAGTTTCTTCCAAGCCCGGTTTTTAGGTGAGATGATAGAAAGGCTGCTTGTGAAATACATCATGACTGACCTCCTTTCTGCATGGAAATGGTTAAATACTGACCTCGAGCGAGGCGGATGGAGGTGGTACCGTCATCGGAACGGTTAACGAAAAACTCGCTACCTTCTTGAGATAGCATACCTGAAAGCTCACTTAAGAATGTTTGGAGCTTAGACACCGGAACTTTGCCGGATTGGGATTTCTTTTTCATACTACGATTTGTTTAGCATTTAGCTGAGAACTGCTCAGCCACCAGAAACGCAGAAACGGCTGCGCTTTCCCGTGTCGCTAAACAAATCGTAGATTTACGCCGAAGGCAAAATCACAATTGGGAAAGGCAGCCGCCATATTTTTACTATTCTGCTACTATCTACAAAATAGTATAATTTTATGGGCATAAAAAAACCCACCGAAGAATCGTTAAGCATTATACGATGCACATCGACGTATATCAAATACGATTTGTTTAGCACTGCAAATATGGGGATAAAATTTGAATTTGCAAAATATTAAATATCTTTTCCTGCTACTTCAAGTTGCTTTTTATGTTCTTCCAATTCTTTGTCATATTTGGGTTTACAGTTCTTCTCCCAATAATCCTTTGAATAAGTATTGAAGTTTTCATCGCTCTTATAAGCCTGATTATAAACTCTAAAATAAGATTCCAAATTTCTATATCTTATTTCTAATTTAGGATATGTTCCTGTAGATAAAGACACATTTATTTCAAGATTACCTTTAAACCAATAATAAGAACCTTCGGAAATATAAGGTTCACCATATTTAGCAGAAAAGATATCTTCCAAAGCAAGCAGATCATCATGATTAGGATAGCCATTAGCTGTTATCAGTCGAAAATTTATCAACGAATCATTATGAAAACTAAAAGTAGAATCCCAAACCCACTTAAATTCATGAATTCTTTCATCTAAAAAACGATACTCAAATGTTCTTAATAATTTCTCTGGTTTCACATCCAGTAGTTTTATCTGAACAGTTTCAGGATCATCATTAAAACAGATATTAAACATTGTTGTATCTACTCTTATACCGGTTTGCAACGATTCTTGTTCCTTTTGATATAATGTAGGACCGCAAGACATTAATAATAATGTGACAATAAGAAATGAAAGTTTTTTCATAGTAACATAATTTCAAATATTAGTATTGTAATCTCTATTAGTAATAGGCCTATAGCCCAACGTCCCGTCTTCTTTTAAAAAAGAAACATATTTATTTTTAATTGAAATATCTTTCTTTTTTCTCGTAACATCACATTCAACTGCCCCCAAAAAGTTTAGTTTTTGATTCACAGCATCTGGCTTAATAGCAACATTTATTCCGGCTCCATCAATTCTCACACTGGGATATGCAACTCCATCATATCCACTATCGCAAACCATCTTAGTATAACATGCTGATATTATATATTTATAATCTTCTTTTTCACCAACATCCTCTTTGGCAAATTCAGAAGCAATGTAATCCATAATCTCCTTACTTGACAAATTCTTAAATTTCTCCCTATATTGCGTTTGCAAAGATATAACTTTCTGGCATGGTCTAATATAATTTTGACTCTGCAATACAGCAACTAATTTAATTGGCTTAATTACTTGCCAAGAACTAAACATCAGTTTCTCAGATGCAGCATTTTTTCTGTAAACTTTCCCTATTTCGGCTAACACACACATACGAGCACATGGTTCCGTCGGTATTTCAGAAGTCAAACTTCCATAAAACATAGTCTCTTGCAAAGTACTGGCTCTTTGATAACTTTTATTTAAATCTTGAGGTTTATAGGATAACCGAGAAACTTGGGAAAATTTTTCAAATTTGATATAAGGCGTTCCTCTAACAATAATCCGTCCCGGTTCAAGTGTTGCTGCAATAATCGGTATAGTGAGCTGAAATTCCATTAATAATTTGCGTACATCTTCTACCGGATAAGTACTCAGATCCAGTGATTTCAACTTTTCAATCACATTTTTTATCTTCTGTTTTTCCATCGTATATTATTACTACTGTTGTACAATAAAGGATAGCGTAGAGACCGTAATTTATATAGGAATAAAGTCTAATTTAAAACCATTAGCCATAAGAGCCAATCTGAATTCAACATTCTCAAAATTATATTGTCTCAATAATTCTTTTATGCTATCCACGTTTTCTTTACTACACTTGCATCCAAAAGAGACTTCAACTAATGATTCTTTTCTAAATTTCATCAATCCAGGCTGTGTATTAGTTTTTAAAATTCTAATTTCACGTTCGTAATTCCAGTTCTTCGCTTTCGTAGTATATTGTTTAAAAAGGTTCTTTTCAACTTCTGAAAAACAATAAAAAGTCAATTCATCTTTATATTGTACTTTCGCTAAAATAGAAAAAAAATCAAGATCTTTCATTATATCAAATTTTAAACACACTCCCCGGTGTCCATTCGCATAATGAGACCACATCAAAGCAATATCATCAGCTTCAGAGAAGCAAGATATAGCCATAGAATTATCAAATTCAGAATAAATCGCATTAGACATTTTTCGCATTTCATCAATATCTAATACTTTTCTACTTACAGCTTTATTCCTTTCTTTCTCAGGTAAAGAAGATAAATCAAAAAAAGAAACAATTAGTTCATAAGGAAAATTGTAACGAATAAGAGCTTTACCATCAAAAGGGTCGTTAAAATTTGATGAAATATTAAACTTTAAAGCATTACTCTCTATTACCTTTTTTATAGTATCTTCATCCATGTATTTATAAATATATTGAGGAAGATTCCCATTTTTTATACCTTTTATAATAGCACTCTTTTTCATTTCTGCACTGATAGATGTTCCCATTTTTTTACAGCTTAATAATTAAATAATAATCAGTTTCAAAGTTAAGCATTAATTCATCTTACAGTATAAAAACTGCACTAAAAGAATCACATGCAAAAAAGGAGCTTCCAACTCGTGAAAGCTCCTTTGCTTTTGAAAGAAGATATTAGAATACCTTCTCCCACTGTCATCAAGGTCTCGCGATCGACCGAGAAGTATCGTTCAGCCTGGCTCCAAGTTCTGAAAGAGCCGAGGATAATGTGTTCAATTCATCGGAAGTAAATCCGACCGGCTTTCCATTCACCATATTGCCATTGATGCGTTGGTACAGCCACTGGCGCGTTTTTCCAAAATAATGTTTTGCAATGTAGGATATTGAAACAAAGTCCTGCACTTTCTCCAATTCCTTCTTTACAGAAACGATTTTAATTACATCTTCAGCTTCGGCAATAGCTTGCTTTGCTCCAGCTTGGAAAGCTGCTGCAAAAGCCTTTTTATCTTCCGGAGACAAAGCACTGACGAAGGCTTTGAAACGCTTCTGATGATCAGCACGTTTTTCTGGTGTATCAGCAACCAGATAGTCCGCTTTCCATCTCTCTAATTCCTTTTGTACATCCATATGACCTAATATTTTAAAAGTGAAATGAAAGAGTAACCCCCTTTCGAGGGTTACCTTTCATTCAGCTTGTTTCTTG